AATGTCGAAAGCCAATGACCAGATCTTGAAGCTTGCTGAAATTGTGGCTAGAGAAATGGAGTCAGAAGCAGAAGTTGATATTGACGACGTATTTAGCAAGATAAGTGGGTAAATATGGCGGGGCCAGTTGATGTCAGACGCCAGCTGTCGTCTGGAAAAAGAGACATAACAGAGCTTATTAGAGGGCTTCAAACATCTGCTCCACCTGTTTCTTTCTTGCGTGCTGTTGTTGTAGAAGTTTTAAACGATGTTGCACTGATAACAGAAGAATTCATAGAAAAATTTGAAGACAGAGTTGTCAACTTCAGAGATATCAAGACAGCACCTCGAAACTCTCTCATTGTTAGATTTGTCTCAGCAGCAAGAGATATCGGATCTGGAAGAGAGTATCTTTGCCTGCCGTTTCTTGATCCTCACTTGGCTCTGCCGGTAAAATCAGGTGAGATGGTCTGGGTTTTTCTTGAGGGATCTGACGAAGCAATTGTCGACCCGCGGTGGTTCTGCAGAATTCCAGAAGCAGTCTCTGTCGACGACATCAACTACACGCACGCTGACAGAAAATATCAGATTTCTGAAAAGACTACATCAGAAAAATCAAGCAAAGACGAAGCTCCTGGCTTCCCGAACGGTGATGAATCACTTCCAGACGCATCAACACTAAACAAACAGGATGACTACGAGAAGATTGTCAATAACTCTCGGTCAATGAAAGACTTTAGAACCCAGGCAGTTCCTAGATTTACTAAGCGCCCGGGAGATTTTGCTTTTCAAGGATCAAACAATACGCTTATTGTACTCGGTGAAGATCGTCTTGGAGAAAAGCCATCAGCAGCAGACGAGACAAGTAGCGCTTCGCGTGAAGGTGAATCTCACAAGCGCGGCCGCGGAGCAATTGATATTGTAGCAGGGCGTGCCAGATTTATGGATCTAGAGGAGCAATGGCACAAAGGAGAGCTATCAGCACCCAAAACGATTAAAAATCACCCGCCCAGCAAGGGTAGAAAACCATGGGTGGAGGTTGACAAGGTCAATCCGGATAATAGTGCTGAGGGTGACCCAGATTTTATCAATGATGCAGCAAGGCTGTACGTGTCAACTGGCGCAAATATCGATGAGATGTGGGAGCTTTCTAGCGAAGTAGCACCAAAGGGTGTGCCATCCGGGTTCACAAGCACGCTAAGAGACGTAAAAGAATCAAGCGTTGTCGGGGTCAAGGCAGACGAAATAAGAATAGTTGCTAGGAAAAAGAAGCAAAATGAACCAGAAGCATCACCCGAAATAATCGGAAGCTTGAGATTGATTAAAGAGGGAGAGCCCAAAGATGATCTCGCGATGATAGCAATCCTTTCAGACGGAACAATACAGCTTTCAGGAAAGCGAATAGCCCTTGGGCGTACCCCTGAGGACGGTGGGCGAACAAGTAGTAATCGTGATCCCACAAAACCCAGTGGAACTCCGAAAAACTTAGAGCCGTACATGCGTTTCTCTGAGTTCAAGAGCTACATGGACGAAACGCTTCAAAATATGGAAGACAGAGTTCAATCACTCGCAGATGATATTGCTCAATATGCGAACACGACGAGCGCAGGCGGAGTCACACCGGGATTCGGTGGACCAAACCCAGTCCTGGGTGCATCTTCCACAGTGCTTGCTTCTCTTCCAAATTTTACGAGCACAACAGACAAGATTGTATCACAAAAAGGAAGTACAATGGATAAAATACGCTCGAAGAGAGTGTTTGGTGAGTAAGCATGGCATATAAGAAAACACTAACTGAGGCACGTCCTGTTCTAGAGAAACAAATTGAATCTATCTTTGAAGAGCTTGTCAAGACAGTTATTGTCAACAAGGACAAAGATATGACAGTGATTGTCAGGCAAAAGCTTGCTAAAGATTTGTCTGACGCTATACACGAGTATGTAACGTCTGCTAGGGTCAAAACGTCGTCGAACGGAAACGATATTGTAACGATGCCATTGACGCAGGGAATTTTTGCAGGAACAATTCCTGTGACTGGCAAAACTCCGCTTGACGCAAAAATTGATGACCAGACAGGAAAACTTGAATAGCTTATTCTTGCCGACTGAATAGTTACATGTAGGGCATAGAATGGCAGAAAGAAAAACATACAGCTTTAAGTCTTCTGGAGAAACGCTAGAATCTCGGAGTGCAAGACAGTCAAGCAAGAAAAATGAGATTCCCATTGGCATCAAGACACCGATGGAATTGGGCTCTGGTGCTGACGGAGTGTTCAAAATGAACACAAATCTAATGAAGCAAGTAGAGGACAATTTTAGAAATATGATTCAGACGAATCACGGAGAACGTCTCGGCTTATACGATTTCGGTGCCAATCTTCATGAGCTTGCATTTGAACTCGGATCAAATGAGAACTTCGACGAAGAAGCAATTCAGCGAATCTCAGCGACAACGAAAAAATACATGCCGTTCATTGATTTGCTAGAATTTGAGCCCATAGTTGAGAGAGCTGAAAATCAACACACAGCTAGAGTTGGTGTGAGAATTAGCTACAGCATACCGAAGCTCAACGTGGAAGATCGGAGAATAGACGTTATCATATACGCAGCAGGATAAAATGAGCATTGAACTAAGAAAGAAATTGAAAAAAGAAAGACAGCGTTCGTATCTTGCTAGAGATTTCGTTGGATTTAGAGCAGATCTTTTGAGATACGCACAGACTTACTTTCCTGACAAGATTAGAGACTTCTCTGAGGCGTCTGCAGGCGGCATGTTTCTTGACATGGCAGCGATGATAGGCGACTCCATGTCATTTTATCTCGATCATCAGTTCTTGGAGACAAATCCGGATACTGCGACAGAAACAGAGAACATTCAGCGTCACATAGAGAATGCAGGCGTTGAAGTAGCAGGACCTGCACCCGCTGCAGTTGACGTTGAGTTCTTTGCTGAGATACCCGCTGCGTTAGAAGGGACTGAGTATGTTCCGATGACGTCTGCTCTGCCGATAATTCTAGAAGGGACAATTGTAGAATCTGACGAAGGGATCAAGTTCAATCTAACAGAAGACTTAGATTTCTCTGCTGTCACGCTGGGAGGCGAACTAAAGGCAAAAGTTGAGATAGGCGACGTGTCTTCAGCTGGAGTTCCGGCGTCGTTTATTTTGAGCAGAGAGGGTCTGTGTGTTTCAGGTGAAGAGGCTGTCCAGACATTCTCTATCCCAAACGAGCATGTTCCGTTTCGAACGTTGACAATCTCAGACGAAGATGTGACTGAGGTCATTTCTGTCAAAGACAATTCAGGCAATGAGTATTACGAAGTGTCGTCACTTACGCAGGACACAGTATTTAAAAGCGTTCAAAACCCGCGAAGCGATAAAGAGAATGTAGACAAGAGTCTTGAGATAATTCCAGCTCCCTACAGATTTGTCAAGCGATTTGACGTAAAGACAAGATTGACAACAATACAATTCGGATCTGGAGATGCTGAATCTCTTGACGATGATATCATTCCTGATCCAAGCGAGCTTTCTTTGCACCTCTACGGCAGAAAAACGTTTAGCAGATTTTCAATTGATCCGAATTCCTTACTCAAGACGCAAACATTAGGAATCTCTCCTAAGAATTCTGATATCTCTATTAGATACAGAAAAGGGGGTGGCCTCGATCATAACGTCGGTGAGGGAACGATGAGAACTCTGACGACAATAGAATTGAGATTTAATGGGGCGCCGAGCCCAGCTGACGCTGATGCTGTCAGAGCATCGCTGGATGTGAATAATGCGTTTCAGGCACTCGGTGGTGATGATGCTCCGACAATTGATGAGCTTCGCGCAAGGATACCCGGAGCACGTCAAGCTCAATCTCGAATCGTTTCAAAAGAAGATTTGCTGTCTAGAATCTACACTATGCCTTCTCAGTTTGGAAGAGTCTACAGAGCAGGCGTCGTAAATAGCGTAAACAATCCGATGGCAGTTCAACTATTCTTGGCATGCAGAGACGCTGATGGGAATCTTACAATAGCACCGGATGCCCTAAAGAAGAATCTTAGAGTCTATTTGAATCAGTATCGATTGATTTCTGATGCTATCGACGTCCTCGATACTCGTGTCATTAATATCGGTGTCAAATTTGACATTTCTGTAATGCCAACATCAAACAGAGCACTTGTTGTGCAAAATGTCATTGCAAGAATTGCAGACATTATGAGAATAGAAAACTTTCAAATTGGCCAGCCGATTCTCTTGACAGATATCACAAACATCATAATTAACACAGAGGACGTTCTCACTCTAAACGCGCTCAAGGTCTTTGGTAT